CGACAACATTTACCTAAAATTGGGGACTTGAAGCAAACCTATGATTATGTTCGTAGATTTGGTTATACACTTAAGAAGTCGAAAGGAACTATAGAATCCGTATGCGAAACTACTGTTGCTCGAGCTGATTTAGTGGAAAACCAAGTTTGTGCTAGTTCAGAGGGAAGTAGTGAATATAATGTATATTCACTAAAAATGCATAATGATAAAGGTATGTGCGGAATGCCATACGTCATTATGAATTCCAAACTACAGAAAGGTAAAATATTAGGTATACACCTAGCTGGAGTTGGAAATGTGAGCTTTTGTCACCCTATTTATCAGGAATATTTTGAAAAATTCATTATTAAGCCTGATATTGATCCGCTTGAAGAAAAAGCAGCGGAATTTCAAAGTGACGATGCCCATAAAGCGATGTTTTATGAGCTAGGACTAAGTGAGAAGGTAAACACTACTGTACGTAGTGATATTCGTAAGTCCTGTTTATTTGAAGCTATTAGTGACGCTATTACTATTCCCGCTCGATTAGTTCCGTTCAAAAAGGATGGAGAACTGGTCGATCCGGCGATTATAAGTTTGGCGCGTTACAATAGGAAACAAACGTTTCAAGTTGACCCTGACGTTTTAGATTCATGTATTCATTCGGAAATCGACTGGTATAATACTACAAATACTAGTTATTCTGAGAGAGTTATTTACTCTATAGAAACTGCAGTGTTAGGATCTCCTGATGATATATATTTTAAAAGTATCACCAGGAAAACATCGCCCGGTTACCCCTACGTTCTTACGAGAAAAGGTAAGGGAAGATTTGAGATTTTTGGCGACAAGCCAGAATTTGATCTGACCACCCCTAAATTCTTAGCTTTAAAAGCGGAAATTGAAACAGACATCAAGAATATGATAGAGCATCATATTGTTCCTGAGATATATAACATTGATTGTTTGAAAGATGAGACCGTTTCTTTTAAGAAATTTGAAAGTGGGACCACCAGAGTATTTTCGGCAGGAGATATCAAAGGATTAATCCTTTATCGAATGTACTTTGGAAATTTTGTGACTGCCATGTTGAAAGATAGATTCACAAATGGTAGTTCAATAGGTATCAATCCTTATTCCGAAGAATGGGAGATTTTGTCAAAACGGTTTGACGCTAAA